ATTAAACAAATCATTTTGGGGTTTCTGCCAAATGCTAGAATACAGATTGCGTTTGATTTCTTTTCTGTATATTCAACTCTCAAACAGTTTGATTACATCTTTTTGTCTAGAAGAAACGTACTATCGTTGACAGACAAACAAACAAAAATAAATAAATATATTGAAGATTATAATTGTTGGTCACTCTTTGCTTCTTTGATTATACCATTTGAGAACACATACGAACAAAAATATAAACTAATTTATAATTTTTTATATAATTTTGAGACCATCTTTGAAATCGATTCTAAAAACAATAAACTTTCTGGTTTTATGAATAGTAATTACAATACAGATTTGTACAAATCAATGAATTCTTCCTTTTGTTTTCCATGATTTTCTATTATAGGTTTCGGGTAATCCACTTCATACTCTTTATACTTCTTCTCCCACTTTAATAAATGTTCGCAAGAAACATTAATGAGTTCGGGTATCCATTTCTTAACGTATTTACACTCTTTATCAAACCTTGTCATCTGTAACCACGGATTGAATACCCTGAAATAAGGAGCTGCATCTGTACCCGAACCAGCAACCCATTGCCATCCCCCATTATTCGACGCGGGATCATAATCTACCAACTTCGTAGCAAAATATCTCTCACCTTCTCTCCAATCTATTAACAAATCCTTTATTAAAAACGAAGCTGTTATCATACGTAACCGATTATGCATATATCCTGTTTTATTAAGTTGACGCATACCTGCGTCAACAATGGGAACTCCTGTTTTACCCTCACACCACCTATCATACCATTCTTTTTTGTTCGACCACTCAATCTTATCATATTTCTTATTAAACGATTCATTATTATCATCACTTATCATCCCTCCCAATACATATCCGTAATGATAAGTAATCATCGCATAGAACTCTTTCCAAAACAGTTGTTTTATCAAATCGTGTTGCAATCCGTGTTTATTTAACACTACATAAAAGACCTCTCTTAGACTGACACAACCAAACTTGAGATATGGACTCAATCGTGTTGTTCCGTCTTCCATACTAGGAACATCTCGATTACTTACATAATTTTTATATTTACCTAATTCAATATCCCTCAATATCTTTTTACCATTAAGTCGTCCACCACGACTTAATATAAACTTATTCTCATTTTTATATAATTCATCCAAATCTAAAGAATCTTGTTTTTTCACAACCTTACAACCCTTAAAAGACTCTGTTACTGGTTTCGGTATTTTAGTACTTTCTTCAAGACATTTCTTGTAAAATGGGGTAAATACATTATATGGATTACCACTTTGGTTTTTTATTGAATCAATGGGTAATAATGTATAGTCTTCAAACATTTCACAAACAATATTCTTTTTCTCACAATACTCCTTTATTTCATTATCTCGTTTGATACTATATGGTGTGTAGTCTTTATTGAAGAATATTGCTTTGACGTTATCGATGTCTTTATAAAAGTCTTTATCGTCGAATACGGATAATTTACTTTTCAGTTTCATTAACGACTCTATCATAAATTGATAGGCATTTGAAGAAAAATACGGATTTGTTTTAATTTGTTCATTTGTAAAAGTGAAACATAACATTAGTTTAGATTTATGTTTCTTTGAGTATTTGATTGCGTGATTGAGACCGAGATTGTCATTAAATCGTAGATCTCTTCTAAATATAAATAGTACTATTTCATTCATTTATATAACATATTTACATAATATTCTTAGATATTTAAGTTAAAAATTAAATAATTATATAAATTAAATAAAAAATGTTAAACTTAATTTCACCCACAAGTTATTTTGTCACCGAGAAATTCAATATACTCTTCTTCCCCAAAAAAGAATCCTTTTCTACCCAAGAAGAACCCAAAATAAACACTTCCTTTCTATTATTATTTCTATTCTTTTCTATTATCAATTTAATCATAACATTCTATGCTCTCAAGTTCGCTTGTAAGAGTGGTTTCGATGCAGTAAGTTTCCTGTTGGCATACTTCTTCTCTTTACCATATCTTTTTGTCAAACTCATAACAACTAAATGAATTTAATCAACTTCTTCCATCTTAGTACTATCATCATTATTCTCTTCGACATCATCCGTAACCACAATGTCATTTTCATCTTGATCTTCTTCAACATTAATACCCAATCCAATCATCTTATAGATCCTATTCGAAAAACTACTGGGATCCTCGTGATTATAACCCGACGCAACCAATGCAGTGTCATACATCAACATAATTACACTCTTAATAGTGTGTTCATTCATGTTATTTTTTATAATTCCTTCTTGCAGTTTCTTAATCATAGGATGAGTTGGGTTAATTTCCATAATTTTCTTTCCATTCATCATCATACCCATAGTCGAGTTCGATTGCAGAGTTTGTGCTTTCATAATTCTCTCCATATTTGCACTCCAGCCATATTCCCCAGAAACTAGACAACAAGGTGAATCTCCAAGACGTGACGATACCACTACCTTATCTACACCATCTACAATATCCTTAATCTTTTTACACAAATGTTTCTCAAATTCCTCATTCTTTTCTTGGAAAATAGAATTGTCTTTTGTGACATTTACAAGTTTCTTTCCGTCATATTCACGAACGTGTTGACACATATACTCGTCAATAGGATCTGTCATATAAAGCACTTCATATCCCTTCTTCTTAATCCCTTGCACAAACGGAGAATTCTCTACTGCTTTCTTGTTCTCCCCCGTAATGAAGTAGATCACATCTTGTCCATCCTTCATCATATCCACATAATCCCCAAACGAAATCATCTCTTCTCCTCTTGTTGAGTTAAATCGTAGTAGTTTAACAAGTTTTTCTCTGTTAGTCGAATCTTCGTGGATACCTAATTTGATGCTTTGGTGGAAGTTCTTGTAAAAAGTTTGGTATTTTGTCTTGTCTTCGTGATCTGCAATTTCGTTAAACATTTCGATACACTTTTTAATAAGATTCTTTTTAATGACATTCATTACACGATTTTGTTGAAGCATTTCTCTAGATACATTTAAAGGTAGATCCTCACTATCCACGACACCGTGAACAAAACCAAGCCACTCGGGAATCAAATCCTCACATTTATCCATAATCATCACGCGTTTTACGTACAATTTAATGTTATTCTTCTTCTTATTAGAATTAGAGAACATATCAAAAGGTGCAGTTTTAGGAATATAGAGAACTGTTTTATACTCGACTTGTCCTTCTGCCGTAAAGTGTTTCACATGACTATAAGTATCCCAATCATTCGAAATAGACTTGTAGAATGCACTATGTTCTTCAGGTGTTACTTCATCTGGTTTGCGCAACCAAATCGGTTTTTGTGTGTTGAGATGCTTCCACTCCGTAATCTCTTCTGTCACAGTCTTCTTCTTGGTTTCTTCCTTGACATCTTCTACTGTTCCTTCGTCACATTCATCTTTTACATTATCTTCATCTACTTCTTTCGTTTCAGTTCTAGTTGTCCACAAATGAATTGGATAATTAATGAATTGAGAATGCTTCTCCACAATCTCCTTGATCCGTGATTCTTCCAAGTAATCCATACAATCCTCTTTCATTCCCAAGACAATCTTAACACCTTGTTCGGTCTCCTCGTTGTCTAGTTCTTCAATAGTAAACGAACCTCCGGCCATTGATTCCCAACAATGTTTTCCAGAATATACTTTAACACTATCCGCAACTAGATAAGCTGAGTAGAAACCGACACCAAATTGACCGATCATACTCACATCTGTTCCGGCGTTCAATGCCTCCATAAATTGTTTCGTACCTGAGTTTGCAACAGTACCTAGACATTTTATCATCTCCTCCTTCGTTAGACCAATACCATTGTCCTCAATCATAAGTGTCTTATTCTCCTTGTCTCCCTTAATCATAATCTTATAATCTCGTAGTTCCTCAGTGTTCTGCAATGCATTGTAACGTGCCTTATCAATTGCGTCACTCGCGTTACTTATCAACTCACGTAGAAAAATGTCTTTATTAGAATAGAACGTGTTGATGATCAATGACATCAACTGGTTGATCTCGGCTTGAAAGGGGTAAGTCTCAGTAGTCGGCATTTTTATTGGATGATAGAATGTATACTACTATAAATAAATACTTAAGTAAGTTTTATTACTTAAAATTAAACAATGAAAACATTACTTTTCAAGGAGTCCATCGATTATGTTATATTATTATGTTTTATAATGTTTATTTTCAAACAATTCAATATTATTTTTCTTATTTGTTTTACTTTATTGTTGATGTTAATGTACATATATAGATTACCAAAAAGAAAAAAACCGAATTATGGAGACGAGATCATAACTGCTCCGTGTGATGGTAGGATTCTTAGTATTCAAGAAACAAAAGAACGTATGTATAAGATAAGTATAAAATTGTCTGTTTTAAATGTAGTTATTCAATGGTATCCTGTGGAGGGTGTTGTACGTAACGTTATCTATAAGCCTTCAAAGTACAAATATCCCAACATTTTAACAGAACGTTACACAACTATACTTCAACACAATAAAGGTATTGTTAGAGTCGACCAAATAGGAAACCTAATACCTCGATCTGTAGTTAATAAATCAATATCCAACACATTCGTTAAAAGGGGTAATATTATGGGCTTAATGGGTACTACTGTAGAAATACATATACCTATCAAAAAAACTGAATTGTTCATACAAGAAAACGATCTTGTTTGTGGTAAAACATCTGCTATCGCTAAATGGATATAAAACTCTTATCTCCTACGTCTAGAAGAAACTCTTCTTGTGTTATTATTGTTATTATTAACAACTGTTGTCGTGGTGGTTGTAGTATTTGAACCACCACCTCCCCCAAACCATCCAAACACCGGAACATAAGATGTTGTATGTATTACAGGTTGGGATCCTGATGTACTAGCACTACTAGATGATCTTGATACAATAACAATAATCACTATGAATAAAAACACAACTAGAAACACAATCAACCAATCTACTTCAATGTCAAAACCACTGTTTGATGTAGTAGTTGTAGTAGATGTTATTATAGTGGAATTACCACCAATTAAATTCTTTTTCATTTTATTTTTCAAAAGAAATAAAAATTGATTTGTATCAATTAACATATTTTAAACCATTATCATCACAACAATGAATAACAATATCAAGGATACGTCTTACAAGACCAAGTCTTATTATGTGGATCACGACGACTTTTTCAAGTATGTTCGGGAATATCTACAACAAACTCCCAAGGAAACCAATAAAAGTAGTTTTAGGTCATTAAAATCATCTAATAAAGATTATGATGATAGCAGTGATGAAGAATATTACAATGAATACTATTAATCACTCATCTCCACATCTTTCGCTTCAACATCTTTTAACTCTACCTTTCCAGTCTTTATTTTCTCGATCTGTTCAAACAATTTGTGTACCGCCTTCTCAAGATTTTCTTGAGGTCCCCAAATCATAACACAGTGATTCACGTCATCATACCATATAAAACTTACACCCGTCTCTTTTGTAAATGTCTTAAAGTGCTTCCCTTTTTTTCCAATCAAGTACTTAACTTGATCTCTTGTTAGTGCTCCTTCAAGACTACCAGAAATATATGTATCATAACTCTTAACTTGTGTTTCCTGAAACACCTTTAGTTCTTGTTCAGGGATTTTCTTTTTTGCGACTTCCATTCGTTTTTCTAGGAAACTAGACGCACCTTCTAATTTACTCTGTTCTCCATAGATCTCTACTATATTCCTTTTTACATTATACCATACCGAATCAACACCACTTGTCTCCTTGCATTTCTTAAAGTGAACACCATTCTTACCCACTACATATTTCATATAATTATAAGGAATGTCTACATGAACGTGTTTGTAAAAAGTTTTGGACGGAATGGTTGTAGTCATTTTTAAAGTACGGTGTATGTGTAATATTTATTAATCTTCATTATCTTCTTAAATATCTTTGTATATTTTAAAATGGGAAACCAATCAAGTTCTGTTTCCAACGAGTCTTTCAAATCAACAGTATCGACGTTTTTTGCACCAAACGGTAAACCAA